TTTATGCCAAGCCACGTTTAGAGTTCACCAAGGCTAAGTACCTTGAAAACACTCTACGTGCAAAGTTCCTTGGCGATGACGATGCAGCAATGTATGTCCGCGCTGCCGACAACGAAACAACTACTGCACCTGGCATGGTTCCAACACGTCAGCTAACAGAGATTATTAACCCACTATCAAATGCAGACCGCCCAATGATTGATTCAATCAGCCGCGGAACCCTACCTGATGCTGGCCTTGTATTCCAGATACCTAAGGTAACTGCTGTACCAACAGTGGATCAGATTGATGAGAATCAAGCAATTGCTGATTCACAACTAACTGCATCTTTTATCAACGTTGATGTAAAGCCATTTAAAGGCCGCGCTATCACAACTGTTGAGCTAATTGATCGCTCAAGCCCAGCATTCTTTGATGAGCTTGTACGTCAAATGGAGTTTGCTTACGCAAAAGAAACTGATTACTACGTAACTGCTGAAGTTGCAAACGATGGCGTTCTAAACGCAGATGCAACAACTGAAGATAAGACAGGTCTTTTGACCTACATTGCAAATGCAGCTGGTGCAATCTACAAGGGAACACTTGGCTTCGCTCGCAACATTGTAGTATCACCTGAGGCATGGTCAAGAATTATGTCTTACGAAGATGCAGGCCGCCCAATTTATATTGCTTCAAATCCTCAGAACAATGGTGGAGTTCTTTCACCAGATTCGGTTTCAGGAACAGTTGCAGGCTTAACCCTTCGTGTCAACCGCCAAATTACTGGAACTGGTAATACTGGTCTAGGCGATTACTCAATGGTAGTTGTCAACCCAGATTCATATCAATGGTTTGAATCACCACGCTTCCAGCTACGCACTAACGTAAACAGCGATGGAACAATTGACTTGCTGTACTACGGATATGGTGCATTAGCTACCAAAGTTGGCGCTGGTGCAAACTGGTTCAACAAGTCCTGATCTAACTAACTAGATCGTAGAGTTACCCCGGCGCACAGCCCTTGCGCCGGGGCTAACATTAGAAAGGAAAGACAATGCCGGCAGTTTATGTTACCGAAGCTGAATTACGTAGCGCACTTGGAATTGGTGCATTGTATTCATCTGCCGTTGTTGAAGAATGCTGCCAAGCAGCTGAAAATATAGTCAAGGATAAACTTTGGTTTAATGACCAGCCAGTTACAGCTTTAGAAGGATTTGGAACATACGGCAAGATTTATTTGCCTAGCACAGCAGACCAATTCTATGTTGGTCAAGTCGTAACAGTAGAAAACGTGCGCCAGCATTTTAATGGCAGTAGAACGTTAACAGCTGTTAATGGCGATTCATTAACTTTTGATTTAGGTCAACCTGTTACAGAGCCGTACCACCTAGTAGTTCCTTTTGGTCGCGTTTACGCTCCTACTAACATTGATTACGAAACACTAGCTGAAGTCAACCTAGCATCACTTATGATTGCTATTGACATTTGGCAGGCTCGCCAAACTTCAAACGCTGGTGGCATTTCCCCAGACTTTCAACCTTCGCCGTATCGCATGGGCAATACACTAATGGCACGTGTTCGCGGTTTACTTGCGGATCACTTAGCGCCGGGCGGTCAAGTAGGATAATGTCAGCAATCTCTACCCTACGAGGAACAATCGCAGCCGCGCTAACTGACAATACGGCGTGGCAGGTGTTTTCCTTCCCACCTGCCACACCGCTTGCTAATAGCATTGTGGTACAGCCTGATGATCCATACATTGAGCCAAGCAATGACCATTACAAAACCATTAAGCCTAAGGTTAACTTTAAACTAATAGTGCTAACACCTATGTTTGATAACCAAGGCAACCTAATTAACATTGAAGATTATTATCTGAATATCGTAAACAAGCTGGAAGCATCGTCAATTGTTTATTCCATTGGCACTTTCAGCGCACCGGCGGTCTTAACCGGAACAGCAGGCGATCTGCTATCCGGGGAAGTATCAATCAGCGTACTATCCGATTGGAGCTAAAACATGGCTGATATAGACAAAGAACGCGAGGCTTTTCTTGCCAAAATCGGCCAGGTTGAGCCAAGCGAAAAAGCACCAAAACCAACAACAAAGAAAGAAGAGGAATAAGCTAACATGGCTGTATTTTTGAACAATACTGTTGGCCTAAAGATTAACGCGATTGATCTTAGCGACCACGTAACTTCGGTTACTCTTAACTATGCTGCGGATGAACTTGAAGTCACAGCTATGGGAGATACCGCACACAAGTTTGTCAAGGGTCTAGAATCCGGCACACTTACTGTTTCATTCCTAAATGACACAGCAGCAGCAAACGTATTGGCAACACTAAATACCGCATTTGGTACTACTGTGGCTGTAAAGATGGTACAACTAAAAGTTCCAGCAGTTTCGGCAACTAACCCGTTGTACACATTTGATATTCTTGTAAACAACCTAACACCTATCAATGGCGCGGTTGGCGATATTGGAACACAAGATATCACCTTTACGATAAACTCTGCTGTAACAGTAGCCGACACCGGCACGTTCTAATTTAACAAAGGGGCAAAGATGGCAAGTCTTAAAGTTGTAAGGGCAGATGGCACGGAAAGTATCCACGAGATAACACCTGCTGTTGAATATGCTTTTGAGCAGTATGCTAAGAAAGGCTTTTACAAGGCTTTCAGAGAAGATCAAAAGCAAAGTGACATCTATTGGCTTGCATGGGAGTGTTTGCGTAGAGCAGATGCTCCAGAGGTTTATCCATTTGGGGATAAGTTTCTAAGCACTTTGAAGGCTGTTGAAGTTCTTGGTGATGATTCCCCAAATGGCTAACGCGTGATTCCTATACGTACAGAATAGCCCAGCTATCTGTACATACGGGGATTGCGCCTAGTGAGTTTGTTAATATGGATAGAGGTATGTTAAACGCTATCCATGAGGTTTTGAAGAAACAAGCGGAAGATAGGAAAAATGCCAGTAGAGGTAAAAGGGGTCGTAGAAGCTAGGAAGATACTGCGTAAACTAGCTCCTGAAACCTTGAAGGCATACAACGCGCAAATTGCTGCGCCGTTAAAAACAATTACTAAGTCAGCGCGTAGCGATGTGCCAGGCACAATAGATAACTTGTCAAGGTTTAATTATCCTGGCTATGAACGCAAAAGCCGTACAGGTCGTGATAGGGCTTTTCCCAGTTTTGAATCTAATGTAGTTAGGCGTGGTCTGACTTACTCACTAGCCAAGAACAGAGCTAATAGATCAGGCTGGGCATCCTTAGTATCTTTGCTAAACAAATCGGCAGCAGGTGCAATCATAGAAACTGCTGGAAGGCAAAATAAATACGGCAGTTCTAATAGTAAATCAAACAACCCTGATGCTGGTAGGGACTTTATAGCGAACTTAAACAATGGCATAGGTGACTTGAAACAAACAGGCCGAACAGTTAAGACACAAGGCAGATTACTAGGCAGGGCTTTAGTAGAGGATCAAGGCAAAGTTCAAGCCACAATTCTTAAGGTTTTGCAACAGGTATCAGCGCAAGCCAATGCTGAGATAGCGAGGTTGCCACGTGGCAATTAATTTCCCAATAGTCACTACCTTTGATGATAAAGCCACCAAGAAGGCAGATAAAGCGTTTGGCTCATTAGGCAGAAAGTTTGCAGCTGTATTCTCAGTAGCAGCAGTAGTCAAGTTTGGTAAAGCATCTGTTAAAGCGTTCCAAGATGGTGAGAAGGAAGCAGCGCAACTACGTTCACAATTGGAAGCAATTAACCTAGGCTTTGCTTCTCCATTGGTTAATGAGTACATAGACAACCTAGCATTGTTAAGTGGCATAACTGGTAGGGATTTAACTAATGCGTTTATATCTCTATCACAGGCTACTGAAGATACTACCGATGCACAAGATTTATTAAACGTTGCTTTAGATATTAGTGCAGCGACAGGCAAGAGCTTGCAAACTGTGTCGGTAGGCTTACAGCGCGCTTATAAAGGTGAAGTAACTGCTTTAGCTCGTCTGCGTATTGGTCTTACAACAGCAGAACTTAAAGGCAAAGATTTTAACGAAGTATTAGAAGAACTGCGCGAACGCTTTACTGGATCATCAGCTAGGGCAGCAGATACGTTTGCAGGAAAAATAGCCAGACTTAGAGAAGCCGTTGACTTAGCACAAGAAGCATTTGGTAAAGGCTTAGTAAGTGGTATTGAATCATCTGGACAAAGCATTGAAGATTTACAGCAAGATATCATTGAACTTGGAGAAACACTAGGAAGCCTAACTGCCGGTGTAAATACTTTTGCCAATGACACTATTGCCGCTTTTGATCGCATAGGCAACAGTTCAGCCGTTCAAGGTTTGCTTAATATCTTTGAGGCATTAGTAAGAGGTGTTGGCTTTGTAGTAACAGGCGAACTAGTACCAACAATGGATCAAGCTAGTTCCAGGCTTGCTGCCGAAGAAAGGCGCAAGAATGAGGAAGCAAACCGCGCTACTTTAAGAAGCAGAAACGAATTAATTAGAGCAGAACAAAAGATAACTAGAATTAAGAAAGAGCAAGGCAAGTTAGGCGATAAGGAAAAAAAGAACGCGCTTGCTTTAGCCAAGGCCAGAGCTGTATTTGACATTGAGAAGATACAGATAGAGGCTGCTTTACAAGGCAAGATAACTGAGGAAGAACGTACGCGCCTACTTCTCATGAAGGCCATCTTGGCTGAGGATGCCGATACGGCTACCAAGCTTGCAGACAAGCTAGAGAAAATACAAAAGCAAACAGTTGAACTTGCTGAATCATTAACTAATCTTAAAGCTGGTGATCCATTCTCTGAATGGGATGGATACTTTGATGCTGCTAAAAATAACATCAAAGATTTGTTTGACACATTAGCCAAGCAACAAATCGTGCTTAATGAATTAATGTCAAGTATTGCCATTAGTCGCGCTAACGCTAATGCGAATGTCCTAACTGCTAAGATTGATAAATCTACGGCTTTTAGTGAAGCCGCCGATGCTTCACGTGTCTTTGCTGAAATATCCTCGGCGGATGCAGCAGCCGCGGCAGCTCAGGCAGCGGCAGCAGTTGCAGCGGCAACCACAGCTGAAGAAAAGGCGGCAGCTCAGGCAGCGGTAGATGCCTCGAATGCCTACGTAGATGCAACAACCTTGCTTACAGAAAGCCTTGCAGCAGCAGATTTAGCAGCAGCATTAGCCGGACTAGAACTTGCTAATGAATACTTAAATCAATCCATTGAAGCTGCAACAAGCCAAGGCATAATTCCTGAAACAACCATCAACGTAACTGTTGAAGGCAACGTAACATCTGCTGAGGATTTGGCTGAGGTCATCACAGATATTCAATACAACTATCAAAGAACAGGCAAAGGCCTACTGCTAAGCAGTAGGGCGATTTAATGCCAGCACCAACGCTGCGTGTCTTTGTTGACTTTGATAGCGATACCGCTTTTGAGATTAACCCGTTAATTTTAGGTAGCGCAACTGAAGGCATACTAGATACCAATACCCTTGGCTCAGGCACGTTGCCTGTTGAGATAACAGACCTAGTTACTAGAGTTGCTATACGCCGTGGTCGCAATCGTCTGACATCTCAGTTTGAGGCTGGCACAGCTAATGTGACTTTATTTGATCAAACAGGTGATTGGAATCCGACCAACCCGGCCAGTATTTACTATCCAAACCTTGTCCCGCTTAGGCAGATAATTATCTACGCTACTTATGCCAGCCAAGATTACTTTCTATTCTCAGGCTTTATTAACACATACGACACAGGATTTAGACAGGGCAACGATGAGCTAAGCACAGTAACCCTTAAGTGCGTAGATGGCTTTAAACTGCTGGCAGGCTCAGGAATAGCAACTGTTACAGGCTCAGGGGTACAAACTTCAGGGGCTAGAGTTAATGCCATCCTAGATGATATTGAATGGCCTTTAAGCTTGCGTAACGTGGATACAGGTGATTCAACCCTTCAGGCAGACCCAGGCACAGACAGGGATGCCCTTCAGGCGTTGTTTAACGTGGAACAGAGCGAGTTTGGGGGCATCTTCCTAGATGCCAATGGCAAGGTTGATTTTGTAAGCCGTAATGCCCTTATAGCCACGCCAGCGTTCCCGGTCTATGAGTTCAGCGATCAAGGCACAGACATCTCATACACCAATGCAGTAGTAGCGTTTGACGATACTAATCTGGTAAATGATGTGACTATCACACGCCTAGGCGGTACTCCTCAAAATGTATTTG